TTAACGCTCTTCACTTCCAATTTCTTTACGGAATATTTTGTAGGCCGATTTAAATACACTTTTATGATTGATTGATTTTCTTTATATGTGTTCAAAGGTTTATTCATTATTGTACAAGAATCAACTGTGAATAATGATTAACGGAATATTTTATTGGCCGAGTTGTCTGCATAATGGCTAATAAGTTATTCATTGGTGTCGTTTATTAGATAACCGGCTTCTGCGCCAAGGATTTTGACATCGAAATTATCTGTAGTTCTGACGATCTCGACTTTTCCGGATTCATCATAACGATCGACAAAAGGCATATTCTTCTTTCGAAGAGTGTAGCCATAGCTCGGTTCATAGAGCGAGCGTTCGACATTCTGAGATTTAACCGGTACATATGCTAGTACGATATTATCCGACCAGATATCGTGAAAATCACCAGCATCATCGGAATAAACTGCGGAGCCGATGAATATGTTCGGGATATCCAGCAAAGCTTTAAGAAGAGCGACTGTAACGACTGCCGAAGTAGTATAAGCAACACGATCGACAATCTTAGGATGCTGTTTTAGCGCTGCGAAAGTCGAAGCACCGATAATAGCTGTGTTTGGATAAGCTGCTATCTTGGAACGAACAGCTTCCTTTGCATCTTCGATAACAGAGAGCGGATTAGAAGTATCGTCTGTAAACTTATCACCCGAACCGATAGTAATTTTATTATCGGCGGGGTACTGGTTAAGATCCTGAGCAAAATCAGCAGCGATCTTTTCAAGTCTGAGCGAAATACCATCGCTGGTGACTTTTGCGGCGTGCTGCTGAAGATTAATAATATCCTCTTCAGCCTCCCTATAATCAATAGGATATTCAAGATCGTGTTCAGTGAGAGCGTAGTCGATTGTTTCTCTGGATTCGGGATTTATTCTATTCGATTTAGCGCGGATGGCTCTCTCGGTGTTATAAACCTTGAACGACTCCTTTGTAAACTGAAGAATCTTTCCGCCTTCTTTAACAACCGGGACGACAGGAAAGAGAGCAGAAGCAACGTGGAGAGAATTTCTAAATCCTCTTGCAATTGTAGTCAGAACCGGATCGACTACTCTTTTCTTTTTAAGTGACATTATTTGTTCCTCTTTTAATTAACGTATTTTGTTAAAACTTTCTTAACAGATTTTGATTTCTTGGTTGATTTCTTTGAATTCTTATTCATCGGTTTTGGTCTTAACTTTTTTTTTGATTTACGATTTTAGAAAAAGCTTCTTCGTAAGTAATATTTTCTTTTTCTGAGAGCGTAAGAATCTCAGAATGAAGAGCTTCTGAATCCGGATCGAGTTCAAAATCATCAAACGAACTATCCTGAACTTTTGGCTGTTCATCTTCAGCAGTTGCGACCTCCTCAAACTCGATGTATTTAGGTGTAGAATCGATAAGTTCCTTGAACATACTCTGAATATCAGATGTAAGTCCTTGGCTGTCTATTTCGGAATAATTAAGATTTGAGAAGTACTTAAGAATAGAAAACACCTTCTCCTTCATTGCCGGAGTGAGATATCCGTAAGAGACCTTTTCATTAAGGAGCAGTTCAAAATTTGCAATATCTATCTTAGTGCGAAGATCCGACATACGATCTTGAAGCTGTTTAAGTTCCTCATCCGTTTCAGTTTGGAACTCAACATTATTTTTAGCTGCTGACAAATACTCTTGAAGATCTGCAACTGCTGTTGATAATGCAGAAGTAAGATTATCGAGAAAATTCTTTTTATCATCAGAATTATCTTCTGAAAATTCACCGGGTGGATTATCCCGAAGGTCCGAAGCCCCGGCGGGATGCCTATGGCAGACTCCATTGGAGGATCCCTGCGGAACATTTTCTTGATTCTCATCTGCGAAGCTCTCATCACTTTGAGATTTCTGTTCTAGATTCTCATTATTTTGTTCAGCTTGTTGTTGAAACTCGTCTGTCGACTGTTGAGCTTCAATATCCTGTTCTCCGGATGGATCACTATGTGAAATTTCTTCTTGAAGAATTTCAGCATCAATTTCGAATTCGGTAAACTCATCCGCAGAATTAAACTCTATATCTGACAAACCTTTTACAGCCGGAACAGCAGCACCGAGAAAACCGACGTGATTAAGCAGCATATCCGGAGTGAAAGAAGCGCTGCGTTTTAGAAACTTCTTTTCCTTAACAGCATCGACAAATTCATTAACAAGATCTTTTGGTTTAGCCAAGAGCTTCTGACCTTTCCTGTAAAGCCTTTCAATCCAACCCCAAGCCGGAGCATTGGATTTTGGATGACCTAGCACAATCGGAGCGGTATGATTCGAAGAGTTGTATTTCTCTGCAATATGATCAAGATCGTCTTCAGTATAGGTTTTAGTAACGCCGTTTGAGGCTGTATGAGTGCCGGTCGAAAAGATTTCAAAGTCTTTCATACTTACTTCCTTGAAATATTCAAATGATTTAATGGAAAAATTAGTAAAATATAGTTAAATATCAAGTAAATATATTCAATTTCTTTCAAATACTTTCAAGTTACTAATAAGAAGTAAGAAGTAAGGAGTAAGGAGACAGAATTTTGAACTCATCATAATTGATGATCAGTAATCAGTGATCAGTAATCAGTCATCAGTAATTAGAAGAAAGAATTAAGAGATAAGAAATAAGAAGAAAGAATTAAGAAATAAGAATTAAGAAATAGGAATTAAGAATTAAGAAATAAGAATTGAGAAATAAGTGGAAAAGGTTAATAGGAATAGTGAATGAGTGGGGAGAAGAAAAGATTAACTGTGAAGCAGGAAAGGTTTGTCGAGGAATATTGCAAGGATTTTAACGCAACTCAAGCAGCGATAAGAGCAGGATATTCAGAAATGGGAGCAAGGAAGACAGCCAATAAATTGCGGACAAAAGCGGACATCAAAAAAGCAATTGACGAACGAATTGAGAAGCGGAAAGAGAAACTAGAAATAACTGAAAAAGAAATCATTGCTGAGTTGGCGAAGATAGCATTTTCGGATGTTGCAAAAATATACGAACCAAACTTTGAACTTAAAGATATAGCAACATTACCGAATGAATTAACAGCATCAATAAAAGAAATCGTAAAGATCAAAACAAAAGAAGGATCAAGAGTAGCGGCGAAACTATATTCAAAAGAATCGGCGCTTGAATTATTAGGTAAGCATTTAGGAATGTGGAAAGCGGACCAGGGAAGCGGTATGGTTTTGGTTAAAATAATAGATGAAACTGATGGAAAGGAGAAGCAAGCGAAGGCATAATTTTTGCCAGATGGAGCTTGCGATTGGATGAAGGAACGAAAGAGCAAGGCGGTTACTTGCGACTGAGAGACTGAAGGAGTGAGCAAGAGGAAAGCAAAAATAGTGAACTGAGCGGGAAAAATGAACATTGTAGAATACAGAATAACATATTACGGACCTCAAAGAAAAATCTTCCTCGAAGAAAAAGAGAAAAGATTTAAGGTAGTAGCGAAGGGGCGGCGGTTTGGTTTAACGCACGGATTGGCGAAGCACGTAATACATCAAATGTTAAAAGAAGTTTCGCCGGTGTTATGGGTTGATACAATCTATGGAAATATCGAAAGATATTTCCGCCGTTATTTTGAACCGGACTTAAAAAAGTGTGGAGCGGAATATAGATTCAGATCAACTCAGAATGATTTAGTAATAATGAATTCTATTTGTGATTTCCGGTCGGCGGACAAACCGGAAAACATAGAAGGATTTGGATATAGATTGATCATATTGAATGAAGCCGGAATAATCCTGAAAAATAAAAATCTATGGTTAGAATCGATTTATCCAATGACATTGGATTACAAAGATTCGAAAGTAATAATCGGCGGAACGCCGAAAGGGAAATATCACAAGAACGAAAAGCATTTGTTTTATGAACTCTTTAGAAAAAATCATCCAGATTGGAAATCTTATAATTTCTCGACATATGACAATCCGTTAATAGACCCACAGCAAATAAAAGAATTAGAGAACGACATCCCGGTACAACTAAGACGGCAGGAAATATATGGAGAGTTTGCTGACAGAAGTGACGAAGGAATAATAAAATCTGATTGGTGGAAATATTATACCGATAAAGAATATGCAAAAGAGAAAGTAATAAAAAGAGTTGCGATGTGGGACACGGCATTTAAGAAGAGTCAAGAAAATGATTTCTCTGTCTGTGGGATTTGGGTTATTACAAACGCCGGATATTATTTGGATTATGTTTTCCGCGACCGCTTAGAATTTCCGGAATTAAAAAGTGTTGCTGTAGATATTTACGATAAGCACAAAGTAAACGAGATTTGGATTGAAGATAAAGCGAGTGGAACGAGCTTAATACAAGAGCTTCAAAGAGAGACGAGAATTCCGGTAAAGGCGATAAAAGCGAACAAGGATAAGATTGAATGTGTCCACGCAATAACTCCACTATTGGAATCCGGAAAAGTTTTTGTTCGCGACGGCGAAAAATGGACTGATGATTTCTTACGAGAGTGTGAAGAATTCCCATTTGGTGAATTTGATGATCAGGTCGATGTATTAAGTAAGTTTTTGAGCGAAGCGAAAAACTCGGCTAAAGAATTTGATGTAAATGAGATTAGGGGGATAAAGAGGAAAGTTAGGAAAAGGTATTAGTGATCAGTCCCGCAGGGATCCCTTCGGGATAATCAGTGATCAGTGATGAGAAGTAAGAATTAAGAATTAAGAAGTAAGAGTTAAGAAGTAAGAAGTAAGAGTTAAGAAGTAAGAATTAATCACCGCAAAGCGGGATCCCTTCGGGAGAAGTAAGAGTTAATCACCGCAAAGCGGGATCCCTTCGGGAGAAGTAAGAGTTAATCACCGCAAAGCGGGATCCCTTCGGGAGAAGTAAGGAGTTTAAAGATGTTACCAGTTAATCTGAAACAATTGACTAAGGAGTTTGCGAGTCGGAAAAAGATGAGTGAATTCAAACGTATGTTCGGGATATTACCGGATCCGGATAAAATTCTCGCAGAAAATAATTATGATTATTCGATATACAGGGATCTGTTGACTGATCCGCACTTGGCTGCTGCAGTTCAACAGAGAAAATATCAGATAATGCAGATGGAGATAAAATTATTCGGTACTGCAGAACAGAAAAAGCGCGGGGTAAAAGTGCTGAATCGAATCAGTACATACAAATTGATCAACGAATGTCTGGATGCTTTGCTGTTTGGATTTTCACCGCTGGAGATATCATACGATTATGATGAGGAGAACAATGAACTCCTCATAAGCGATATAAGTGAGAAACCGCAGGAATGGTTTATCTATGACGAAAAAGGAGAATTAAGATTAAGAAACAAAGAGAGAGGATTTTACACTTTCGAACCGGGAGCTAGACTGCCAGACTTTAAATTTATTATAGTAAGAAATATGCCGAGTTCCGAAAATCCATACGGACAGAAGTTACTGAGCAATGTTTACTGGTCGGTGGCATTCAAACGCGCCGCAGTAGAGTACTGGCAGGACCGGGTGGAACGCTACGGACTGCCGTTTCTTGAAGGAGAATATCCGGCATCGGCAACAGAAGCGGAGATAAAAGAATTTGAGGAACGAGTCGAAGAAATGTTAGAGACAAATCTGCTGATCAAGAAAGAAGGTTACAGTCTGCATTTCCGTGAACCGGCAAAATACGACTTAGGAAAGATTTTTGAATACATTATTGATTACCATAACAGTGAAATCTCAAAAGCCATCCTTAGTGAGACGCTTACAGTTGAAATCGGGAAATCCGGTTCATACAAAGTAGCGGACATACACAGAGAAATGCTTGAGGTGCTTGGTATTGCGGACAAGCGACTTGTAGAAATAACAATAAACAGATTGCTGCAGTACGATCAATACATAAACTTTGGAAAGATTGAAGCGGCGAAAGCCGAGTTGAGCGATGTAAAGGGATTGAAGACAAAAGGAAGGATTGTTTTATGATAGAATCAAGTTCAAAACAAATATTAGAGTTGATGAAATTCTTTTTCTCGATAATCATTTCAATACTTTTAGCGGCGTTGGGTTATATGGTCACTAAGAAGCTTGAAGCGATTGAGGAACAGCTATATAAATTGAACTTAGCTATAAATAATCAGATGGTTATAAATAAGACTTTAGAGATGAAGGTTGAGGATCACGAGAAGAGGATTGGAAGGATTGAGGAGATGGGGCAGAATTCAGAAGTCAGGAGACAGAAGTGATCTGTGATCAGTGATCAGTAGAAAGAAATAAGAATTAAGAAGTAAGAAATATGAAATAGGAAGTTATGAGATAAGTATTGGGAGCCGGATTGAACCGATCTCCCAATTGTTATTTATATGAGACCTCAATAATAAAATATGAAAGTATACCATTAGAATCAAGTTAGTCAAGAAAATAATGATCAAGATCGAAAGATTATGGGCTATGCCAAATAAATGGACATTTCAGATAAAGCCAATCAAAGAATTGTTGGAGAGATATTCAGTCGGACCGGGCTGGATTGATCCGTTTGCAGGGAGCAGTAGATTTGCGGAAACAACAAATGATATAAATCCGGATATTGATGCGGATTACAATTTAGAGGCGTACAAATTTTTAAGAATGTTTAAGGACGAAAGTAAAGTAGGAGTATTGATTGATCCGCC